CTTCGGGCAGGATGCGGCCCTTGACCCACAGGCCCACCGCATCTTCGCGCACCTCGTCCCAGACGCCAATCGGCTGGGTCGGATCGTGCTGCCACAGCATTTTCACCGCGCGCCCCTGCGTGGTCAGCCGCGAAAGACTGCCCGCATAGGCGCCCTTCTGTACCACGTCGCCGCCCTGATCGCGTTTGCCGAACAGGCTGGCATAGCCTTCCACCTGGGTGCCATCCGTCACCACCAGCCGCGCTTCGGGCTGTTGAAACTTGCACTCTGGCGCGCCTTGCATTTTCCAATTCATCGCATCCCCCTTCATTTGCTCGCCGCCCTACTTTGCCGCGCTACTTGCTCGCCGCCTGCATCACCGCCTCGGCCATCTGGGCCAGCAAAAACGCCGCAACCCCGTAAACGCCGACCCAGATCCGCTTCTCCAGCCGCTCCAGCACCGCATCAATCTGCGCCAACCGGTAATCCAGCGCCGCCCAACGCTCCTCGGCCACCCGCTCATTCGCCTCAATGCGCGCGGCGGCGGCATCGAAACTGTCATACAGATAGCGCGAGCCGTCAGACGCCTTGCGCGGCGGAGTCATGCCCCCTCCTGCAAGCGCGGCAGGCCCAGCAGGATGCGCTTTTCCACCTCGCTGAGGAAAGCCGCAGCGCCCACCCGCGCCCATAGCTGATCGCGTTCCACCGCCAGCGCCGGGATCTGATCCAGATCGGGGCGCAACTCCACCAACTCGCCGGTAAAGGTTGAAAGCCAATGCGAAATCCCCGCCGTGACCCGCGCCACCAAGGGCAGCACGGTCAGCCGGTAAAACGCCCGGTTGGCTTCCTGATAATTCGCATAGGTCGCATCGCCAGGGATGCCCATCAGCATCGGCGGCACACCAAAGGCCGTGGCAATCTCGCGCCCTGCCGCCTCTTTGGTCTGCTGAAACTCCATATCCGAAGGGCTGAACCCCATCGGCTTCCAATCGAGGCCCCCCTCCAGCAACATCGGCCGCCCCGCATTGCGCGCGCCCTGATGGTGCATCTCCATCTCGGACACCAGCCGGTCATACTGATCGGTCGAAAGCTGTGCCTGGCCATCCGCGCCCTTGTAGACAATCGCACCCGAGGGCCGTGCGGCATTGTCCAGCAGCGCCTTTGACCAGGCACTCGCCGAGGTATGCACATCAATCGCCACCGCCGCCGCCTGCAACGGGCTGAAGCCATAGTGATCATCCGCCGGGTGGAAGGTCTTGATATGGCAGATCGGCTGCAACTCGGGGGTCATCGCAAACCGATGCGTCCGCCCGCCGACCGAGTAATCATAAGCCACCGGCCAGCCATCCGCCCCCGGCACCAGCGCCATGCGATCCGAGCGCAGCACATGCAACTCGCCCGGCACCGCCCCCGCGCCTGGCACCGCCTCGATATAGGCATTGCCCGACAGCAAAAGATGGCCATAAACCGCCTCCAGGAACTCGGCCCGGCCCTGCGCGCCATTCGGGCGGCGGATCAGATCCAGCACCGGATGGCTGTCGAACCGCCGCTCCTCGTCCTGCAACACCAGCGGCATTGCACTGGCAGCCTCGGCGATCAGCTTGACGGCACGAAACCCCATCGGATTGCCCTGAAACCCGGTTTTCGCCAGCGACACCAGATCGCGCGGGCTCCACGCCACCCGGCCCGAGCTTCCCCAGGCCACCACGCGCCCGGTGGCCGAAGCCTTGGTTTCCACCACGGGGGCCGTGCGCTTCAGAAAATCGAACACCATGCCTCAAAGCTCCTTTATGCCTGCACCAACCGCCGTCATGGTCTGCGCTTGTCTGAAAACCGTTCTAAAGCGGAAAGGTTTAATCAAAGCCAACCTACCGCGCGCTGCCTAGCACCCCACGCAACACCGCCGCACAAGCGTGTCTGGTTCTGATAGAAACAAGGCGTATCAAAAAACGTGTTCGAGCGGATGCGAGAGGCAGCGGTTTTTGATACAATCTGAACCAGACACGCTTTAAATCCCCCTCACCTGCGGCCGCCGATACGTCTCGGCAGGCTCCACGATCAGATCCGTCAGCGCCCAGACCAAAGCATCCACCCGGTCGGGCGAGCCTTTGCCGACATAGCCGTGCCGCGTCATCTGCAACATCTGCGACTCCAGCGCCGCAAGGCCGCGCAGATGCGAGACCCGGCCCTGCTCGTACAAGGCCGAAACCGGCTCGGCCCGCGCTGTCTTGCCCTTGCTGGCCCGCACCGCGCGATACGGCACCAAAGGGTCAATCTGCCGGATCACCCCTTCCACCAGATCGCCGCCCTGATTGACCTCGGCCACCAAGCGGTCGGCACCATAGCGGTCCATCGCCGCAATCGCAGCCCTTGCCCATTGATCGGGCGAGGCCCCCTTGACCGAGCAATCCGCCAGCACCACCGCCTGCCAGTTCTGCGTCGGCCCTTCGGTGATCGCCCCCACCACCACGATGCCACATTCATCGGATTTGCCGTGGCCCGTCACCGGCGGATCCACCGCCACCACAATGCGCTGCAATCGCGGCGCGTCCGAAATCCGCCCCTTCTCCAGCATCGCCGTGGTCCACAAGGCCCCTTCGGCATCCTCGATCAACAAACCGTCCAGCTCTTGCGCCGCCTTGTTGGTGCCCGCATAGCGCGCGCGCACCTCCTCAAGGAACGAGGCCGCAAGATAGGCCCGGTTCGCCTCGGTCGGCGCATGGGTCATCACGGTTGAGGGGTTTTTCAGAATATCCTTCAACACCCCGACATTCTGCGGCGTCGTCGTCACCACCTGCCGCGGGTTTTCCCCCAAGCGCAAGCCGAACTGCAACTGATCCCAGGCCTCCTCGGCCTTCGGCCATTTCGCCAGCTCATCCACCCAGGCCGCATCAAACTGCGGCCCACGCAAGGAATTCGGCTCATGCGCCGAAAACACCTGGGCAATCGCGCCATTCGGCCAGACAAGCTGCTTCTTCGTCGCCTGCCATTCCGGCCGCCGGTCGGGCGGTGAGCAGGCCAAAATCCCGCTCTCCCCCTCGATCATCACCGCAATCACCTGATCCACCGTCTCACCCACCAAAGCCACCCGGCGCGCGCGCCCCGCATCCAAAGGCCCCGCGCCTTCCACCTCGGCACGCACCCATTCAGACCCGGCGCGGGTCTTGCCCGCCCCGCGCCCGCCCATGATCACCCAGGTTTTCCACGCCCCCGCAGGCGGCAACTGATGCGGCAATGCCCAGAATTCAAACATCCACGGCAGCGCCAGCAGCGCATTTTCGCTGAGGCCATCCAGAAATTCATCAACCTGCGTCTGCGTCGCGCAGGCGAGCCAATCGGCGCCCGATCTCATCGCGTGCGGCGTGTAAGTCGAGCGTGCCGGTTCCGACAGCCCCGGCAACCTGTTTGCGAAGTTTTTCAACGCGTCCCCTTTCACTATGGACCAAATCCAGCGCCAGCCGCAAATCCCGCACCGTCTGCGGTACGGCCTTTGCGACCTCATACTCCCCGGCCTTCAGCGCATTGACCGCGCGCAAAAGGTCAAGGACCGTGGATTCGTAAAATTGTTCTGCATCCGCCAGCAGATCGCTTGGCGGTGGTTCTCCGATGGAGAAATTAACTGTCATGCCCGTTTTGCCCGCCTCTTATGCTGCCCCCGCACAAGTGAAATGAAAAAACGGCCCAAGGGGTTGCCCC